AGCGTCATATCTGCATTGGTATACATATCAGCACCCCCGATATAACAAGCCTGTCATAGCAAGCCAGTTGTAGATGATATCAGTGCATTTTCCACTGTTCAACTCCTCAGCCTTCTCTTTATCCACATATGTTACTGAGTACTCCCCGACTTTTTCAGATGCTATGTTGCCGGTATTTGCCTTATCATGCTTATTAATTTCCTCGGCCAGTTCGCAGCAGCACATCTTCACATCATCCGGAATGTTATTATCATTAACCCGATTAAAGGTGTACTGCTTAATAATCTGCGTGGCCTTGCGAGCATACAAATCAAAAGAGGCAGTATCAAGGACTGCCCCTTTGTATGTATCGGTATAATATGCAAAGTCCGCATAATTAGTCATTGACACCACCTCCAATAATATTAGGCGGATTTAATCATATCAGCAGTTACAGTGATATATCCAACCTTAGAAACCTTACTGGATACAATATCAACTACTTCGATAATCTGTCCAGCAGTTACCTCAATTTCAGTTGTGCCGGAAGTAAGAGTAGTGCCGGTGTAGGAGCCATTATAAACAGCTCTGGATGCCGGAGCAACAGTGTATTTCAGTGTACCGCTACCACCGGTTACGGTTAATATAGTCTTTCCTGCAGTTGAAGCCTGGGCTGCAGTAATAGTAAGAGAACCGGGAGCATAAACCGCTCTGATAGCAAGGCTTCTAAGCACCTTATGTCCGTATACATCACGGCCCTGTACTGCGGATGCGCCGATGTACTTACCGGAACCGGATAAGTCCTGAATATGAATCGGAACAGAAAATTCCTCTGCTCTTGTTGCAAACCTGGGATGCCCAGCAATCATAGCAAGATTGGCAGTATCATCATTCCACTCAATAACGTTAAACCCTGCAATGCGGCCTACAATACCATTCTGTACCACTTCGTCACCAAGGTCAGAGGCCTTAATGAATTCCGGACTCTTAAGAATAAGTGCCATTGTTTCAGGGACAACGAGTAAGTATCTCTTGCCATCATCCGGAATATTGGCCTTACTCATAACAGTGCGGATATCTACGATAGTTTCATAGATATTATCCTTGGTCAACAGAGCCACATTCATGACGGTTGCTCCTGCGATAAGTACGGTAGCACCATCATTATCAATTTGAGCAGCCAAAGAATAACCTGCGCTGTCAAGTCTATCAGCAACAAGATTATCCGGTACCGACTTAGCATCAAAACCGTCAATAATTTCATTAACAGCCTTGTCCTTATCGATTATCATTGTCTCGTAAGCAGTGGAACCATGAGTTCCCTGGATACCATTTGCCTTATCGTAATCTGTTACAGCGACCTCTCCGTCACGAACCGGTATCTTAACCACACCGGCGGTAGGGCTGCCTTCATAATCGTTGTTAAATACAACGCCATCTTTTAGCTTAAGTTCCTTGCGGATCTTAGCCTTTACTAACTTCGAATATCTTTCCTGTGAAATATGAGCCATCTAACTTCATCCTTTCTTTAATCAATCTTTAGCCCGGGGTTTCTCTTTAAAAAGGCGGCTTCAACAGGGTCAATCTTCTTGCCTGTGCCCTTCTGTCTCTGTCCCCAGGCTTTTTTGTTATCGTCTTCTTCCTCATCATCGTCAGAGTCATCCTGATTTTTATCAGCCTTATACCCCTTGACAAATTGAGGAAATTTCTTAGTTACCATTTCTAAGGCCTCATCCATGTCTGTATCTTCATCCATGTAAGCCTTGGCCAGCGCAATAGCTTCTTTGACATATTCCTTTGCTATGTCGTGGTCATAACAAAGGACTTTCATCTCAAGGTCAGAAAGCTTCTTGTCGGTAGCATCATCCTTCTACTTATCATCAGAGCCTTTATCGCTCTGCTGATCATCCTTGGACTGCTGCTTCTTTTCCTGCTTCTTGCGCTCCCTCTTCAGACGTTCCTCGACAATCCTGTCAACGTCTTCCTGGGTGAGGTACTTACCCTTTTTATCCGACTTTTTGGACTTATCTTTTTGCTTATCATCCTGGCTGTTATCATCCTGTTCATCGTCCTGGTCGTCGTCACCTTCATCTCCGCTGTCATCTGCCCCGCCTTGGCCAGCGTTACCTTTATCGTCAGCAAAATACTGCAAATTGTACTTAAGCAACTGATTTCTGAATTTCATATTTACCCTCCATTTTGAGCCTGTCGGCTGTATATTCCGTGCAGTTTAACGTCACCAGCACGTTTATGGACAATAAAAAAGACCTTGTTATCGGTCTTAACCTACTTTACCTAATCCGTCTACATAAATCCGCTCCATCTGCTGCGGTAGTTTCATCTTTTCGGAGAATATCTTGTACTGTCGCATTGTTTCCCGGTAATCAATCTGTGCCTCCTGCAGATCATCAGGTGAGCCCTCACCTGATTTTAAGAGCTTGATTTTCTGTCTCTGTGCCCTCATAAGCGTTTCCATATGCCTTTGACGCTGCGTAGCTTCATATGTGGTATATTCCTTGCCATTATAGACCTTAGGTTTATTCTCGGCTGCATTCAAGGCATCCAGCTGCTCATCTGTATAAGTTCTTTTTGATACTCCTGGAATAAACGGATAATAACTGTGATAGCAATTCCAACCCATTAGTCCCGGACCGGTACCCAATCCACAAATATCAATGAGCTGCTGCTTTGTATAAACTCTGCCCTGCCAGACCTGATGCTCCGGCCTTGCTGTGGCATGCCAGGATACTTCAAAATGCTCTGTACCTAGCTCAGCTGCATTACGCTCATTAATTTGATTTGTGAGCTGTGTTATCCCTGTCATAATAGCTCTGCGTGCAGCTACCTCGACCCGATTACTCCATCCGGAATAATAATCAACCCTACGAAGCCCGCTTTTGGTCATCTCCTTAACAACGTTTTTAAGCGTGCTGTTATAATCAAATGTACCAGTTGCCACCTCCATTACAGCTCTGTCAAGTGTCTGCTGCAGGTAAACCGATGTTGGTGTAAAAAGCATTTTACCGTTGGTATTAACAGTAAAGCCAAGTGTCTGGGTTATATTTTCCATCTCTGACTTGGTTTGCGTTATAACGGCCTGCACCATCTGCTGGAGCTCTTTATTATCCTTGAATGGTATAAACTCTTTTCCTACAACTTCGTACAAGTTCTTATCCCGGACATAACTAAACTCAACAGCATCATTATATAGTCTTTCAATCTCTGCATCCGCAAGCTGCAGAGCCTGCTGTATATACTTTTTTATTTCTTCTGAGCTTTTGCCCATTTGCACCAGTCGGTAAATCTGCCAGTCTGCAGATCGTGTAATCTCATCATTGATTTTAATGCGCCGGACGATATCCTGCATGATTTTCATTTCCAGGTCGGACATGATTTGTTCAATCTTAATCGGCATTCTTTCAAGTTCAGAAGGTGTAAACATTACTTACCACCTCCTAAGGTATAATATCAACTTTATCAACAATATGCTTAGCTGCTTCTTCTTCAGTTTCACCGTACCACTTCATTCGGTATTCCAGCAATGTCATGGCCCCGATCGCTACGTCGCCCTTATCAGTCTGCCTCTCGGATTCTTTGTCCTGGATGATGCTATCATCAAAATCAATATTAACGTCCTCAATCTCAACACCCTTCAACTTTCCGATTGTCTTAACCATGCCCTTTAAAGCACTTTCAAGGACAATCTCATGCTTTTTAAGAGACTGATAAAGCTCCGACTTATCAGATATAACCTCTGTAGCTGTCTTAACAGTACCATTCTCAAATTTATACCGTCCTGTCCCCATGCCGCATTTGAAGCTTAGAAGGTCTAGCGCCTTATTAATGCCCTTATCGTGGGCATCAGCTCTAATCTCTGGGTCATAT